GTAAATTTTATATTACTCTAAATCTGTTTCTTGATCAAGGTGGAGGATCTCACTCCTGATCTCTTTGTAGTCTCCTTTTATTAAGCAGGTAGTATTGTCATAGAACCCCATGATCTGAATATCATGCATTAACTCCTGCACATATTGAATGTCCCCTACCCGTACCATTCGCCTGCTCCATTCATGTTTTACCTCCAAGCCTAAAGACTTCCAATCAATGGTTTGACCGGAAAGCATTACATCTATTTCTATCCACATTTAAAATAGCTTTTTAGAAATTCCCAAGGTGTGAAGTTTTGTCACAGGTTCGTAGCCGTATTGAAACAAGTATTTATTGTCCAAGTAGGATACTTTTGCCATTGGTTGGATCAATGAGTTGACCCCTGCACCTAGGTAGATCCCCTTTGGCTTTTGGATGATTGTCTTTGTTTCCGTGTTGGTGATCGTGTTGGTTACAACAGGTATTTTGAAATCGTTTGTAGCAGTCATTTTTAGGACTTCTCCAAGGACTTCACCGCTTACATTGGTACTTCCATACTCCGAAGGAATGGATGCCTTAAACAGGCTAATTTGTGGCTTAAAATCCAAAAGGATAGTATCCCTTAAAACTTCCGTTTTGATCTTGGTTTTTGGCACATAGATAGTATCTAATACATGAGAGTAAATTGTGTCCGTTTCTACCTTCGTTGTAAACTTGTAGACTGTCTCCTGTTCATGTCTAGGGAATACCACAAAAGCTAGGATCACCCCTGAAAGAAAGGAGATAATGGCTATTTGAATTCTTTGATCAATCATTTGTCTAGGTCAATGTTTTCTTCTTGGATTAATTTATGCAATTCCTTACGGCACAATTCAAGGGTGTTTTGCTTTTCTTCATCATAATCTTTGTACTTGATTTCTGATCTTAGCCATTCATCGAAATCATGAATGATCCCAATAGCAGCACTTCCATTTACTGCCCTGTAGTATTCATATTTATCCTTTGGAAGTTGGAATTTTAGAATGGCTATCATAGTGGAAACTTTTGGGAGTCAATTAAAACATCATAACTATCTGAGCCATCTACTACAAGTCTTCTCCCGTTTAAGGTTAGAATTCTACCTCCTACAGGTTTGATAGGTGCGCCTCTTTCTACATGCCATCCATGAGATCCATCCCCGTATTCTTCTTTGTAGCTTCCAGTGATAGCAAGGTGAATCTGCTTTTGTTGTAATTCGTATACTCGTTTCCCTTGATTATAGGTAAGGCAGTCCCTTACATCATTTCTACTTGCGTTCTCATGAATGTGTCCCATGACAAATATATCCATATTCTCATAGGTTTCTAAAGCCCTAGTTAAGTTGATAGCCCCCTTGGTCACTATTCCTCCGCCTCCTGAACCATGAAAATACTTTAGGTTTTTTGTCATTGCAGTACTATGCCTAACAAGATATTTTAAAACTATCCATCCGCCATATCCACCGGTGTATACATTGCTTTGATTCTTGTAGTTGAATAGGTCTACAAATCTCTGAAGGATATCAGTCTCTGAATACTTGATGATAGATGTCTCATGATTGCCGTACCCAATCACAGTCAAAAGATGCGCATAGGGTGACCACCATTCTACTGCCGTTTCAACTACACTATCCAAATACTTTGCATTGTTATGCTCAGGTCTTATATCTGATTTGTTGCTTCTTCGATCCATGCGCCCCTGCATGCAGCAGAAGAAATCCCCATTGATGAAGATAGGTATCTCATTTTCGAGGCAATAGTCTAGATGTCTTTTTAACATATCCCTGTCACACTTTGGATTATCCCAATGTATATCCGAAAGTAGGGCTACTCTGTTTTCCTCTTTGCTAAGGGATAGACTATGCACATTCCTTGCAATTTTGGTAAGTTCCATTATATAGGTAGATAGGTTGTCTTTCCTCCCGACCGGACAGCCTTGAGTTTTTGCTTTCTGTTTTTCCCTTTCGTGTAGCTTACATGAACCCAATCCGGATTGGAATCACTTCCAAATTCCCAGATAATTTGATCCCACTCTAAGTTTGAAACTATAAAGTCAAAGATCATTTTGTTAGTCACCCCGTTGCTACTTCCATCCATGTCGATATCAATGGCTTCACCCTTGCAATGCTGAGAGGACAAACTCCCCTTCACGAATTGATTCAAAGCCTTGCTTCTGTACCCGCTCGAAATATGGATAGGAACTCCGAAGTGCGCCCGTATAGGTTCAAATACTTTCTCCGCTAGTAGCTTGAAGTTCTCCAAGTGTTCCGCTGTAGGTGTGTTGTCTATCCCGTGCCTCTTGGCTGAATCGCTGCGTGTAACTTCGGATAGTGAAAGGTGTGCGCTAATTTTCATTGTTTAGTGTTTAAGTGAATCAAGTCCTACCGAATCAATAGTCACTTTCTTTTTACCCCAAAAGTTCTTCTCCTCTTTGATGAAGATAGTATCTCTGATATAGACAATTGTCTTTTCTGCCTTGGCTAATTCCACCGCTTTCTTGGCTACAATTACCTCTGTTTTAAGGGTCTCAATCTTCCTATCTACTTTCTCGATTAATTTAGTAAACTGCTTGTCTGACTTTGGCAAAGTGACAGTAGCTTGTTTAAATAAGCTATCACTTTTGATAAATAAACTATCCGTTTCTTGGACTTCTTCCAAAACTTCTTCTTTACCGCAAGATGCGAAAAGGAGTAGGAATACAAAAGGTAGATATCTCATCTTATTTTATTTTACCTAGTTCCTGTAGGGTTGTCAATTTAGCCAAAGAGGCAGACAACAAAGAATCAGATCTCTTCAAATTCATGGTTGCGTTGTCCATCTTCAATTCCAATGCATCGATTTTCAAGCCTTGCTTTTCAATTTGCGAAGTGTAGTTAATCTTGCCATCAATGTACAAGTAACCGATTGCAATAATCACAAGGAATAGCATCCCTTTTACAGGCTCTTTTGCAAATTCGGCAAAGCTAATAGGTAGAGGATTTGCCTTAATCTCTTTTTTGTCTTCAGTCATTTTCTTCTTTTTTAGTTGGGTTTTTAAATATTTTTTCCGCTGCACTAATCCCCAAGGCAGCAGCAGACAAAGCAGCCACCGAATATACCAAAGCCTCTGAAGGCTCGTTTACAGCATCGTGATTTGCGTACAAAGTGTATGACAAAGCAATAGCTGAGAACACCCCTACAAATCTTTTACTAGATGCTTCTCCATTTTCGCTAAGAAATCCCTTTAGCCAATCGAATAGTTTTTTCATCTTCCTTGCCCTCTGTATTTTTTAGGTTTATTTAAACTTTTGGAATAGGCTTTCTTTGCCTTACCATTTCTGCGCTTCCCAAATGAGGAAGCCTTTTGTACGCTAGTTCCCTTCTTCATTTTTGTTTGAATCAAATTTGCCTTTTTCGTTTTTGATTTTGTAGATCAAGTAGATGATTGATAGTATAGAAATGATCCATGTGAAAAACATATTCACAAAGCTAAGCCCAATCACCTGAGATACATTTGCAAAGATGGCTACCAATGTAGAAGGAACTCCTAGTCCATCACTTTTCAAGATATTCATTTAGGCTTCGGTTGGAATTACACATAGATTCAAAGGCATTGGAGAAGTAATCTGTATAGCAATTGATACACCGGCTGTAAAGTCATCAAAGCGTTCTTGAAAGAATTCCAAAGTCGCATTAGGTGCAGTATTAAAGGTGTAGTCATTGTCTAATTTAAGTTTTGCTAGAACATCCAAAGCCACAAGCATCTGATCTGATTGGATCTGTAGTCTGTTGCTCTTGTCTTCCGTTAGTAGATCCGCAAATAGAAGGACTAGATCATAGCGCATAGTAGTGCCACTATACACAGATGGTCTTACAACTATCCAAAGTACAGGGTATTGAATCTCTCCGCCATTATCTACATAATCGTAGATATCACCCTCTCCGAAGGTTCGAAGCATTGGGTGTGCTTCTTGGATTGCTTTTAGCTTTTTGACTAGGTCTACTAATGTCATCTTGTTTTGAGAGAAATTCTTTTAGCTTTTTTTCGTTCTTGGAATAAGCCATTTTTAGAATGGTTTTTTGTATCTGTTGCCTTGGTATCTTTCGCTGTATGGTCTGTGATCTTCATAGTCACCCCTGCCTAGATTGATAGCTACCTTGTACTGATTGCTTACAGGTTGGATAGTAGTGACATCGCTACCTGGATTCAAGTACTCCGGATATTGCTCAGAGTTAGCGCATAGGTAATTTATAGCCCGTTCAGCATACCATTCTGCATAACCTTTGTAGTATTGGCTTATGCTCTGCAATTCTGCGAAGGTAGGTTCTGTGATGTTTTCAGACTTCCGCTTCACTACCCCTTTATTTACGAACTTGTACTGCATCGCCATTGGCAATTCACCAAGCACATAATTGAATAAGGTATCTGTAAGGTAGCTATCTAGGAATGTTTTATACACTGCATTCCCTCCTTGACCTATAGTACCTGCTGCAATGAGTTGAAGAATCTTATCATAGAGCGCAGTACCACAGATAGGATGGATGTACCTATCCTGAGTCATCTTGATCACCTGAGTGACATTCTTCAGGTCAATATTTGCGGAAGCTACTGTGAAGTCCTTGAAGGACTGCTCCGATATCATCAATACATTTGCGCTCATCGTGATGTTTTTTCTACTACTACATTTCTTTTCCATTCATGTCGGCAGAATGGTGTTCTTTTGCCTGTGTTTGGATTGGTGTACCATCCACCGCACAATTGAAATACCGAATAGCCTAGCTGATTGGATATGTTCTGGATTTCTTCTCTTGTAAAGAATAGACCGCTTCCGTATAGCCTTTCACATAAAGGTCTAGATCCACTCTTTGCATCAGGTACATTAGGTCTTTCTTCGTAGCTATAAAGCACCTTGAATGAAGTCACAGGCTGAAGTCTCTTGATAGCTGCCTCACCTGCACGAGTTACCGATCTAGTAATCAAGCCTTCACGGCTGATCTTCTCAACTAGTACCTGGTCATCAATCAAAGTATTGATTCTTGAGATCACAGAGGCTTCATCTATACCTACTATTTTAGCAAGTTGTGGGATCGTGATGTTTTCGTTTCTTTGAATCTGAGTAACGATTTTCTTCTGAACTTCATTCAATAGGTACTCAGCGAATAGATCCTGCTTGATAAAGTCATCCATGCTAGAGAAGTGCATCTTTGTGCTTTCAATAACTTTGAATTTATCCTTTGCAATCCCTTTCCCTTCAAACTTTTCAAGGATGGCTGCATCGTATTCTGAGATACTGCATTCAAGGTGGAGGTGATCAGAGAATCCTTGGGTAGGATCTGTGATTACATCTGTAGGAGTTACGATTTCAGTTCTTACAGGAAGTCCAATTAATTGGCGCAATTCATTTACATCCATAGATTCAACCACCTTAGTAGCAATCAAAGGAGAAAGGCTGTTTAATGAGTTGATGATGTCCTGTGATCCTTGGCTTTCCTTCTTCTCAATTGGTGCAAGTCCTAGCTTCTCTCTGATCTCATCCTGAGTCATGTTAGTAGAGATGATCTGCTCTGTGAATTGGAAGGAGATAGGCTCTGTTTTCTTGATCTCAAGTTCAGCGATAATATCATTGAACTTCAAAAGGTAGTTAATGACTTCCTCAAGTGCTTGCTGCTTTGAATTCACATAGGTATTCTGGAATAGTTCAGAAGCCTCTCTCATTTCTGCTCTACCACCTAGCTGACCTTCAGTCTTAACTCCAAAAAGCATAGGGCTAGTGACCTTATGACCTGTGAAGATTTCTTGCTGAACTGTCTTATTTAGTAGGTCAAAGTGCTTGTCAAGTTCTGTTCCGGATAGATCAATAATTGAAGGTTCGTTCTCCTTTGAATCGTTGAATGCAAGCATGAATTTTCCTGCATTCTTTGACCCTGAGAACTTGTCTTTGAATTGTCTTTCAATACGATCCTCTTCCTCTTGGCTTACCTTACCACCATTCAAGTTGATTAGCTTACTTGAGAACATCCCGTTGTTTATGGTGTTCAAATGGTATTCCCCGATAGAGATATCTAGTTCAATGTAAGATATTGCACCTCTGTAGTCAGGCAAAGAATAGGTGTTTGCTCCTGCTCTGTATTCTTTAAAGTATAGGATCTGTGTGCCTGTGGTGTTATTAGGATCAAATGCAGGATAGGTCTCGAAATCAGGTCTAGGGTTGACATTATCATTCTTGATCCAATTATCAGAGACATAGAATTCGCTATTGTCTGCATTGGTTCTTACCTTGTAGTAGTCAACATGGTAAAGTTCTGCGATCTCACCCGTGCCTTTTGTCCAAATCACTTGTAGGTAGTAGCCTCCAAATATGGATAGATCAGTCACTAGCTTTTTTGTCAACTCATTCAAGCTTTCCTGCTTGGTGTTGATTCGATCAATCAAGCCAAATGCCTTTGCCTTCTGCATCTCATCTTCAGACTTTACAGTCCACCCATTACCACAGATGTAGTCTACCTTACCCGTGATGATAGCGTTATTCTTTGCGCTATTATTGTAGATCCTAAGTAGGTAGTTTGGGTAGTCATTCTTCTCCCCGTAGTAGATGTATTCCTTCCCCTTTACTTCTTTGTAAACGGGCAAAGGCACTTGATCAAACTTGAATAATTTTATCATGCTGTTGTTGTGTAGGTCTTGTATGTACCATTATAGCCTTGATATCTCACCACTCCTGTAGTAGAAAGATTAGGTGCTGTCAATTCCATTTTACCTGTGGCAATAATGTCAGCACCGCTTCCCGTTTGGGTTACATAGTACCTCCAAAATCCAACAGTTGAAGAACTGAAAGATGCTTCACTAATTGCAAATTCTGAATACCGATCTTTGAAATCACTCACATCTGTTAGGTTTAAAGTCACCTCTTCCTTTGTTACTTCATGCTGAAATAAAAAGGTGTAGGCATTGCTGCTTGTTTCTCTTTTATCAAATAGGGCTATGTATATGAAGACATTCGCCCCCTGCTCGATTATCACCATACATATAAATACAAAATCCTTCAATCGTGTACACAAAAAAAACACCCCCAAAATTGAGGGTGCTTTCACATCTAAACAACAAACCAAATGTTTAGTCCAAAGGAACAGATCCTGTAAATAGTGGAGCAAGTTCCTTCTCGTTACCTGTAAAGGTCAAGGTGTAGCCATTTCGATCACCGAATGCAGTACCTGATCCTGAACCGCCACCGGTTAGATCAAGTCCATTCACCTCACCAAGTGCCCAGATCTTGTCATTGTTATCTTTTACCAAGGCAACAAGTCTGTTCTTCGCAAGTAGAAGGATCTCATTACGAGTGTTCACTTGCAATTTGTTAAGGATGATCTCCAAAGTTTGAGCGTAGAAAACAGTGCCATTTTGGACATTGGTGTTGACAGCTTCTGCAAAGTTTGAACTTTCTTTTACTAGTTCGTACTTCCAAAAGTATTTGCCTGCATCCATAGTCACTCCTGTGTAAGTGCCTGCTGATCCTGTCCAAGATGCAATATCTTCTACGGCTGCGAAATACACCTCTTTAAGACCTCCAATAGAGTCCTTGCAATCGAGTGTATAGTTCTGAGTTAATGCGCAAGCCATATATTTTTTTATTTTAAGATTAGTAAAATAGGGTAGGAGTGAATCCCCTACCCGTTATTTTGAATTAAGGTGCAACATACTTCTTCCAGAACACTACTTCGTCAGGGAAGGCAAGTTGTACACCAAGTTTGAATTCAACCACGAATCTCATTTCATCCGCCTCTTTTGCGTAGAACAATTCGAAACGATCTTGCTCATTCAAAAGGTCAGTACCTAGGTACATATTAGACATTGAAAGACCTACTAGGTAGTCAGTTCCGTTCAATCCGTTTACACCGATCAACTTCACATTTGTACCTGGAACGATCAATTCCATGTTGGCAGCATCTACAGGGTAGTGGAAGTAGTTTCCTTCTCTCAAGGCAATCACATACTCTCTGAAGGTATCATTACCGCAGAAGATCACTACATCTGTCTTGTCCAAAAGGGCAGCAGGAAGGGCAAGGAATACCGCATCTACAGCAGCGATAACATTGGAAGAAGTCAAGGTAGTAACCTGAGCAGTATTTCCGTTGATAGGATCACCTGCACCACCAAAGCCTAGAGCGTTGATGATAGTACCAAAGCCCATGAACTTGTTCAATTGAGCGTTTCCGCTTCCTGTGTCACCCTGCCAAATAGCAGTTTCCAAAGCAGCACCAATTCTCTCTACTTTCTGTGCAGAATACTCAGCAGCATAAGCCATGTAGTCATAGGTAGATCCTTCTCTCAAAGCCTTCTGAGTGTACTTCGCTTCAAATGCCTTAGGGCAGATGCTTTCCTGAATCTTGATCTTACCTACTGTGATAGTACGCTGAGTGATAGTAGTAGTTCCGCTTGAAGAGAAACCACAAGTTCCACCTGCTTGGAATACCGCATCGGTAGTCATGATGTTGATAGTCTCAGCGGATTTGATACCCACTTGAACATTACCTAGAGCCTCGATCAAAGAGGCAGTTTTTGCAGAGAAGATAGCAGCAGATGTCAACTGCAATTCGTTCTCCTTCACATAGTTAGTTAATCCTGATAAATCTAGTGCCATTTTATTTTTGTTTTAATTTTTGAAATGCGCTTTGAAGGCTATTATACCTGTCTACTTTTTCTACTTTCAATTGTTTTGCAAATTGGTTAGGTGCTGTGATTGCTTTATCACTTGGCTCTTTTGCCAAAGACTCAAGGACTACTGCGGACATTTTAACCGCTTCCTTAACTTCTTCCGCTTTCTCTTCCATTGCCTTAACCTTTGCAGTCAATTCTTCTACCTTTTTTTCAAGGTCACCCATTGCTTGCTCTACCTTTGCCATTGCTTCATCCTTCTTAGGCTCTTCCACAGGCATTTCTTCAGCAGCCTCGATCTCAATTTCGACCTTTGCCTCTGCTTGCTTTACCTCTGCAATTTTACCCTCTTCTAGGACTACCACTACTTCACCTGATTCTAGTTGATGCTCTCCAACAGGTGCAGGGATTTGCGCCCCATCTTCACCGATCACGAAAATATCTCCTGCCTCAAGATCGTAGGCTACCATAGTGCCATCTACTAGCTTACCTTCAACCAATGCGAAGGCAGCCTGCTTTTCTGCTTCTGAGAAAAGTAGTTTTTTGATTTCTACTAGTGCGTCTTTTGCGTTCATATAAGTAAATATTAAATTGATTTTTAGTGTTCAATTTGGGATAGAATCTTGAAGATCTGCTGCATGATCTGTTCCTCTTGGGTTATCACCTT